AAAGTTGTATCGTATGGATTGCTTTGAAATACTGTGCTAGGATCATTATAAGTTCCTGTTTTATGATTTGGTTGTGCTAATCTGAATGTAATTAATTGATTTCCCTGACCAAATGTTCCGATAACAGTTTCACTTACAGAAAATGTACCAGAGACCATGGAGATTTCTAATAATTTAGGAACAATATCAATTCCACTCCTTCCTTCAAAGAATGGATAATGTCTGACACCTGGTGTTAAATTTAACGCACTAAATCCAACATTTCTAGATCTTATAAATGGTTCGGGTATTGATGAACTTAATATTCTTTCAGTTGATGTTCCTTCAGTATCTCCAAGAAGAGTTCTTGTGCCTCCATCAATTTCCACAACTCTTGTCCAGTTGTCTTCTGATGGATTTAAAGTTATTCTACCCTCACGAACAACAACTTCATATGGGTTTACATTTTCAACTCTACTTGCTTGTGAATTACCAATATCACTTTTTACTTCAGTGTATTTTAAAGTTATTAAATCTCCTGTTTTTTGTACATTTGGATCTAATAATTCCAAATTTTGTGAAAAATCGGCAGAATTAATATCAATACTTTCAGATACACCCAATAGTGGTTTTACAGAAAAGAAATCTATTGGAGAAATCATTTCTTCATTTTCAGAATCAATACTAACTTTAGTATCTTGATTGTCTAAATCAAGTCTTTGAGCATCTTTAAAATCATCTACAAAAAATCCAGATTTAAATCTATCACCAGTTATATCTTTAATTTGTAAAGTTTTTGTGTCTATTTCCAATAAACTTAGACTGGTTATTACTTCTAAGTTTTCTATCCTATCTTCTAATTTTCCAATATCCCTCATGGTATATCTTCTATTATCAATTAATCTAATTTCAGCATCATCTGAATTATAAAGATATGCTGGAAGATTAATTGTAGCAACATGCATTGCACCATCGATTAAAGCTGGTGGTTTTGGATTGAGTGAAGATATGCCTTTTAGAACTGCAAAATCACCTTCATAGTCCTCCCCACTAGATAGAATTAACTTATCAATTCTAGGTAAGAAATAACTATACCCTAACCTAGACTCACCTTGTGGAGCAACTACAAAATTAATTGGACTTCCTGAGAAAAATCTACTAGTAAACGCAAATGGTGAGTAAGTAGCATACACAGTACTTGTTACTCTAGGTCTAAAATCAAGAGTATCTGTAGACCTTAAATTATTTGCTAAGATTGGTATATCACTTGTAAATCTATCTTGATCATAAGAATTAACTGTAAATACATCACCATCATCTGTAGATGGAACAACATATGAATTAAATATTACCAAAAGTCTTCTTGATGGAGCACTTATGGTTGGTTTCCTAACAATTCTTGAATAATCATAATATTGTTCTCTTTGTCCTTTGTCTAAAGAATATTTTTCAGTAACATTTGCATTATTTCCAAGAGTAATTCCTTGAACTGTGGTTTCAATATTTGACTCTTCAAATGTTACCAACTCACCTAATGTAAATTGATTATCTGTAAAATATGCAATCTCAACATTCTCACCGTCTACTCTAGTGACTAATTGAGCAACTGCTCCACTATCTTGTCCAATTATCTTTTCACCAACAACAGTATTTGTGTTCAAAGACAAACCAGAAACTGTTGTAAGTCTATCAAGAGTAGGATCATTCTCATCTTGAGATTCTAGAACAGAGACAATATTAACAACATCAGGAACATTTAATGATATTTCCCTATCTTCTATTCTCAATCCGTAATATTGATTAAATGTTAGTCCATTTGTACTAGTAGATACACCAATTTTTGTTTTATTGACAATAAATTTATTACTTCTTGTAAATTGCTTTGATTTACTTACAATTCCTTGTTTTTCTACTGTGACATTAATTATCGCATTTCCATTATAATTTCTACTTAGTCCACTAAGTTGCACTCTTGATCCACCATCAACTAATTTAAATTGATCTCTTGTCAATGGTTCTATTACTCCATCAGCATAAACTAAAGAATATCTTTGAGTATCAAAATTAGTATAAAAAGAACTACTTATTCCTGCAGGAATGTCCTGTGTAGTAGAATTAGCACCAGCAAGATTAATAAGTGCTGTTTGTGCTGAAATTGTTAATGTAGAATTTCCTAAATTAGCCTCACATATATTTTCGGCAGTTAATTTTGCATATAATCCAGTATTTTCATTATCAACTATAGTAGGTGTTGCTAATGAAATTGAAGATGAGGTATTTATACCAACTGAACCATCATTTACTCCAGCAACAGTTGCGATTCCAGCAACAGTTAAGGTTTTTAAATCTGGACTAATGGCAGTAACTCTATTGAAACTGATATCAGAAGTTCCTGCAGTTTGGTATTGTATGATAGAATCTGTTTTTATACCACTAAATGCATTACCAGGAGATGTTATAGATCCAGTTACACCATCACTTGAGGTAATTATACTATTGTTGAAAGATTGTACTGATTGTATTCTGGTTGTTTCTAATATTGTATCAGCTTCAAAAGATATTGATGATGTAGATTGAGATACTGATTTTATATCTTGGATTCCATATGCTCTTACACTTGCAATAGATCTAAATGTTTCTCCATTACTAGTATCAATAATTAATTTTTCATTAGGAATAAAAGTACCTGATGTTTGAGATAGAACAATCTCGTTTGCACCTGATACTGTAGCATTAATAAATCCTGTGGCACCACTACTATCACCTCTAACAAAAGAACTAATATTTGCTGATAAAGGTGTGTTTAAAGTAATAAAAATATATGTCTGAACATCAAATAAATGAAGATTCCACTGACTTGCAGCATCTTCATATGGACTATTTCTCAATCCAAATGAATATACTCTTGCTTTTCCTATCTCATGTTTACCTGTTTCACCTCTTCTTTTGGAGAATAAACTTATAACACTAGTGTTTCCTATGCCTACATCAGGTGTTCCTGTTACATTATTAACTCTTAACATGGTTCCCATATCAAAAGGAACTAAAGCACTCGAAATATTTTCTTTATCTCTAGGTTTATCAAAATCTATAATTTTTGTTCCAGGTTGATTAATTCTAAAACCCTTTACATATGCTTTTCCAGAACTTACTTCCAGACAACCTAAATCATCTGATGGAGTATTACCCTGTTCAGTAACTTCATTAGATTTAAATATTCCTCCATTTGATAGTCCAGTGTCTAAAGAATCTGCAATCTTTACTTCAAAATTATCTAAGGAATAATTTCCAGATTCTTCAAACGTTCTAGCAGCTAGATATTTTTCTAATTCATTATAAACAGAAAAATCTTGTAATTTTTTAAGTTCACCTTCTCTTAATTTAATTAATTCTACAAAATCAATATCATTAGTATCTGTTAAAGATTTTTTTGATAAAGTTGCTGTGATTTTTAACCTGTCAGCACCAGGTGCTGCAAAATTAGAAAATCCTTTTGCATTATCAAATAATGAGGAATCGTCATTAGATGATATAATTGATTCTGTAATAGTTAATCCTACTCGATATGATGGATTATCTGAATATGGATCTAACACTATAGTGCTTGCAGGAACACTTACAAAGGTTCCTCTAACGAAGTATACACCTTCATTCATTTTTACTGCACTACCCACAGCTGAGGCGTTTGTAGGCACCAATGTGGCTACACTTTCACCTGTAGAGATTGTAGTATTTCCATAAGTTAGATCTTCTAAAGTTATTAAAGGTTCACCGTCCTCTAAATTTGATATTGAATTTTCAGTATTTCCTGTTAAATATTTTATAAAAATTGTGGTATCTGTAATATCAGTTGAATCACTTGGTGTTTTGCAATCATTAACTAAAATTTCTATACCTGAATTTTGTCCTTTTAGTTTTTTACCTTTTAATTGATCAAGATAAAGAGATATTGGAAGACCTAAGTGCTCTGATTCTAATTTTATTGAATAATATTCATTATCATATAAAACACCACCAGGAATCACCATTGATCCTTCTTTGAATACATGATTTCCAAAGGATTTAATTTGATTCTGGAGTATTGATTGAAGGGTGGTTAACTCTCTAGCTTGAACAGGTCTACCTGGTTTAAATAGAACCTTGTAAAAATTATTGTCTTCATTAAAATCATCATAATAAGGACTTATATTTAAATTTGTTTTCTGTGACATGTTTTAGAATTCCAGGATAACTTTAATGTCTTCTTTTTGTCTACTATCTCTAGTGATCAACTGCCTATTATCTAGGTAGATAATATCACCTGACTGATTATTTATCTCAGATTGTGCTATACCATCTTTAAATTCTACACCTAAATCGATAACCTTAGTTCCTGTTGGGTTCGTTGTGATACCGCTAAATGAAGTATTAATACCAATAGTATAAGTACTGGTGCCATCAGTTCCAGTTATTGCACCCTGATCAGAAAAATCATATATTTGACCATTAGCACCTGAGATACTGCTAATACCAGTAGTATCTTGTTGATCCCCTGTAGTAGAATTAAAATATAATGATCTATCTTGATAGTATTTAAGAACTGCTATTTGATTAGTTGAATCTTCTGATATAATATCAAAAGAAGTTACATAACCTCTCACCTTTCCAATAGTACTACCAGTGCCTACAGTTTTGACATCTTGCTCAATTATATCCCCTATTTTAACATCTGAAGAAGATGGAAATGTATTTAGATATAATGATTTAACTGATGAGTATTGAGTTTGATTATATATTTCAGTTGAACCTATTGAAGTTGGATTCTTAACGATACCTATTTGAGCAAATTTAGTATCTATTGGAAAATCTTTTGTAGAATCATCAAATCTAGCATAAATTAAAACCCTATCTGCACCCAATTCCTTGTAAATATCAGACCCATGTCCCTTTGAAGGTGGTATAATAGGAATTAGTTTTGCATTAGGAGAGGTTGGTTGTATATCCGTTAGATCAAGTATTCCGTAAGTGTATCCTTTTCCTCCAACTGATACTTGCACATCACTAATCTTAGTATCTGTTCCCACTTCAACTACTGCTCTTCCACCAGTACCATCACCTACAATTTTGACTTCAAAACCATCATCACCAGCATTTTTATATCCAGTGCCACCATCTTCAACAAATATTTTTTTAATTTGATTATTACTAATATCAGAATTTCCATTATCTCTTACATTAGCAATATTACTATCAGTAGATGTTTCCCAATTATTAGGTAATGGTATAAATTCTGTAGCATCAAATTTTATAATATCACTTGGAGGGACTGTAAATAAGTATTTCCAGAGATATCCATCATCTGTAGCACCAGTTGCTCTAAATGGTTCTAATCCAGTTAGTGTTGGTTCATTTAAAGATGCATTACCCGTTGTGTTTATACCTGATGATCCATTGTCGATACAAATATAGACATTAAAGTCTTTATTAATTACATAAAAATTAGAATCATACAACCTTGCTGTTTGACCATTGGGTGCTTTATTGGATGAACTATAATCATGTCGATACATATCATAAGTAGTATCTTTGACCCAATTTATTTTTCTTACAACTCTTCTGATATTATCAGGTGTGATTTTTTTACCAAAAATCATGGTATCTCTAACATGATTCAAATAATTAATACTATCAACAGGACTTTTTCTAGTGGATTGATCATTCCATTGTGCATCACTTTCATTTCTACCAAACGCATTTGGGTTATTAACAACAGATGGATTTGATAATCCAACAAAAACATAATATGAATTTGCGGTATTATTTACATCTCCTAAAAAATTACCTGCGTTATTAATTCTAAATTGATCTGTTACAATTGCCGACATTTTTTATATTCTATGGTTTTTTTCTTATATTTATACTAGGTTTAGTTGTCTTTAATCTGGTCTACTCTTATCGAGCAATGCACCCGTATTTCTTATACCAGAATTTCTTCTCTGTATAGTTGGAAAAGTTGATAAACCAGAGTTTACAGTTTTTCCAGAAATAGTGACCGATATTCGATCTGCAACCACTGGATTCCTAGTACCACCAGTTAATTTACCCCAAGAGAACCTACCAGATATACCACTAGTTGAAATACCTGTTAATGAAGTATCTGTTTTCACACCAGCAACAAATTCTGCTGTATTTGAAGTGGTGCTATATGAACTAATTAAGTATATATTGTCAAAGAATGATGTTCCGATTCCCACAGGAGCACCTGTTGCTGTCACAACAGAGGTAACACCTGCTCCAACCGCAGTATCAAATATGTAAATTGGATCTCCATTTGACAATCCAGTAAATGTTCCAGATTCTTTTTCTAAGAAGAATTTTATAGTAGAACTACTCAATACATTTATTGAGGTAACTATGCCACTAAATCCACTTGAACCAGTGAATCCAGTTATCAATTCATGTGGAGTTGTTGGAACTGGTGCTATTACATGTGGAACGATTGATGTGGAATATCCAATACCTCCATCATTAATTGTTACTGAAGTTATGATACCACTTGTTATGTTACCTGTTGCTGTTGCAACATGTGTGTTAATACCTGTAGTTGGTACACCAACTGAAATTGATGTTGTTGTCCCTACATACCCTTCACCACCATCATTTACTGTTATAGATTGTACTGTTCCTCCAACAGAAATTACAGCAGATAAATTAGCTACTCTTGGTGTTATTGACTCATCAACAACTAATACACCTATGTCATTCGGACTTTCATAGAAGAACTGTGTGGTAGAAGAATCAGTTCCAAGTCCGATACTATCAAGATAAAAATCTTGATCACTTGTTGAAAAATCTTTAATTATCTTAGATTCTGGGAATATTAGAGGTTCTATTAAAGGTCTTACTTTAGTTACTAACTCACCATTAATAAATTTATCAGTTTTTTGTTTTATCCATCTCAATGGTTTTGATACTTGAGAATTAATTCCTTCTTCAAAATACACATTTGTTTCAATTAAATCTGATGTTACTATACCTGCTATGACTCTTCTATTTTGATCTTCATTGGAAATATCACTATTTTTTAATAATTGTATCTCATCTCCAACCTTCACCGATTCATTAGCATCCACAAAAGTTACATCAACATTATCTGTTCCCTTAAAGAAAAATATAACCACATTATCACTTTGATCTGGTGGTTCTGTAAATTGGAAAGATGTTCCACCATCGAATGTATAAGCTTCACCAGGATTTTGTACCACACCATTCACAAATATTAATATAAGAGCCTGCATATCAATATCTGAATTTGCTTTGGATTCAAATGAAACTAGTTCTCCTTTGAAATTAAGAGGGAATCTAGTTCTAACTCCGTCTTGAAGATTTCTAATTGAATCAATATAATCAAATTCTCCCACATTCCAAGAGCAAAAACTATCAGTAAATACTTCATTTACAGTAAATTCAACTTCACTTAATGGTGATGATAAAGACTTATCAGTAATTAATCCCACTGGTTTAAATACATCACCTTTTCTAAATCCATAACCAGTTCTTGCAATGTCAAATGATTTAACTTCAAATAAAGTAGAACCAATACCAGTTGTATTACTACCTCCAACATTAATATTTAAAAGTAACCCAATTCCAGTATCAGTAGTAGTGCCTAAACCAACTCTAGAAACTCCAACTACAGGTAAATTTTCATATGTTGGTGAAGGTGGTATTATTTTTGGATTTATATAACTTGTTCCACCACCAACAACAGAGAAAATTAAAGTTCCACCAATACCAACAGTTGCAGTGATAGTAGCACCAGATCCAACTCCACCACCAGATCCAACATTTACAGTAAGTGTATTTACAGTAGTGCTTCCTATTGATAAAGACGCATTATGTGCTGGATCTGTTGTTCTTGGATATGGATGATCTGTTGAATATGCATCTTTATCACATCTAAAGACTAATGACTCAGTTGCTATACCTATAGTATTAGAGTTTGTTAATCCATGATTTGGGATAGTTAGTACCAAAACTCCCGATAGAGAATCATAAGACACATCAGTTGGAGTAAATTTTGACCCTGTATTTGCTTCTATAGAATTGTTAGAAGAACTAACAAATCTATGTTGATAAACTTCATCTATAATTCCTATGCTTATAATGCCATTCCCAGTTTCACTTAGTTCTGGACGATATCCAGATCCATGAAAATCTCTAGTGCCTACACCAACTGCAGTGATTGAACCTCCAACACCTAATATAGCAGTGACAGCAGCACCAGCTAAAGGAGCAATTCCTAATCCACCAGTATATCCAATTGATATGATCTGTCCAGATCTTGGCAATTGATTTTGATTTACATCAGAATCACTAATAATTTGAGTTCCATCAGATGATGATATTCCACTAAATACAAAACTTGTTATTCCTGCAGATTCTACAAACTCATAATTATTATCTGGGTTTTTAAGTGTTGTTGGGGGTTGAAATACTCCATTTAAGGTAACAAAACTACTTCCTGTGGTAAGACCAGTTGTATTTACTCCTGATATTGATACTGTAAAAGTTTTACCAATTCCTGTAAATTCAGTTGAAACATCATCAAAAACTGCATTTGAAGAATAATCTTGTTGTAGATATACTCTTCCAGTAAAAGATGATCTTAATTGTTCTCTATTAGAATCATCCTTCTCAGTAACACCTGCTCCTCTAGGTGGATCTGTAAAGAATATTTTTTCATCAACAATATTATACCCACCTTTAAATAATCTAACTAAAGTTGAATCTGTGTGAGTGGATACAGATGTTCCAACAACGGATCTAGTAACATCTACTAATTTTAAAACTCCAGTATTTGTTATTGGACCTACATTTGTAGTACCGAAACCAACATTGTTAACTTTTACAATTTCATCGTCTATTTTCAATAAATCATTAATGACTATTGATGAAATTCCTGCTAAAGATAATATTGTAGTTGATATTGATACCTGACCACTAACATTTCCAGATAATGTTGTTGTTATTGGAGTAAATGTTATTGGAGATTGTATTACATTATCAAGAGTTATTAAAGTTTTTTCATTTTTCTTAAACATAGTCAATTGATGCCTATTTCCTGATCCAACAGAATTAAATGTGATAGGAGATCCTCCTTTAGTTGTTGATAATTGGAATATAGGTGAGTTGGTTGTGCCTGAAGGTAAAACTACATATACTTCACTTGGTAAAGGGTTGCCATTTGACATTACTAGTGATGAGATTCCCACACCCTCAATTGAAGATCCTGGTTTGTAAATTAATCTTTCATTTCTATTGAAGAAATTGTTAGTAATAGTGAATTCTCCTGTAGAAAGATTAACAGATCTTGTTGGATTAAAGAATTTAGAAAATATAAGATTATTGTTATTTTTTATGGGAAAACTTAAAGTATCTGCCCTACTACTATTCAAAGCATCAAATTGTAAAAGAGATAAGGATTCATTAGTTTTACCATAATTTAAAATTGGAGTTGAATTTATTAAATCTAAATCTGTATTAATAATTTCATTGTAAGATTGTATCTGCAAATCACCAACCCCAATAAATGAAGAATCTGGATGGAATTTTAAATTAAGATTTGATCCATTATATTCAGATGAAAATGTTCCAATTCCAGATTCTGATCCTATTGATATGAATGGATATTGTGTTACGAAAGTATCATCATTATCATGAGTCATTAAAATCTGATGTAAAGCACTTGTTTCTCCTATTGATACTCTTACTATACTTTTAACTGTAGAATCTTTTACAGTTGTAAATCCTGCTATAACACCAGTTGAAGCAATACTTACAAAATTAGATTCTAATCTTGCAGAATTTTCTGAACCATCTGGTTGATCTTGTTCTTTAAATCTAAATGTACCTATACCAGATGATGTTTTACCAAAACCAACAATTTTTGATTTAACTAAAATTGAATTAGTTCTGTCATTTTCAAAATCTAAAGATAAAATATTTGAGTTAAGATTTGAAGTGAATGTTCCTATTGATAAATCAGTATTTGTTTCTAAAGAATAATTTGATATATATGAATTTGTACCGTCATGAGTTAGATAGAGTTCTATAATATTTCTTTCATTGGCAAAAGTATCATTAACTTCAATTGTTGCAAAGTAAGAATCAATATCAGAAATATTGGATGATATAATGGTGGATGTAGTAGATGATGAAACATTTACATTTCTTCCCTCTAAATCAACAAACCCAAGAGAGGTTTTACCTATTCCAGTTCCTGGTAAAAATGTTTGTTGTAAAATCTTAATATCCAGATCATTTTCAAAAATATTTGTAGGTAAAAATTGAAGTGCAAAACTTCCATCTTCTTGTTGATTTCCAACAATATCAACTAATTCAGATTCTGTTCCCATAGACCCTTTTTGAATCGTAACTATATCTGAATCAATGAAATCTATAGATGTTATTAATTCTGTTGTTTGAAGAATCTCACCTGTAGTTCCTGTTGCAGGAACTCTTGCCTGAATTAAAAATCTATCAAACGAACTTGTAAGATCTAATTTACCACTTGTATCTGCATTATTTGTTGCTTCTTTAAATAATTCTGATATATCATCAATTAATAAAACTTTATTTGTAGAACACTCAAAGAAATTAGAAAGACGTTTATTTTCAAAAGTAATAAATTTTGATCTAAGTGGATTTGATAAAACATCAACATCCTGAACTAAATCAAAAGTATCAATTGCATCTACTCTATTTTCCGAAGTTAAATCTCTAATGATGGTTGATGAATCAACAACTATATCTGTTCCTACACCAATAAAAGAAGTAATTCCCACATCTGCAAAATTTTTAAGTCCAGTTGTATGAACTAATTTATTTACAGGACTTACTATTTTTTGATACTCTATTGGACTTTGAATAGTATATGATAAAGATTGATAGTAATCATTATCAGGAATTACTTGATAATCTTGATTTAATTTACCAACATCATTTGACCATCCAAGTAGTTTTTCAGATGAAAAATCAACTTTAAATTCACCTTTATTTTTGAATATTGTGTTTATAGTAGCTACTACACCAGAAGAAAATCCTTTTAACTTATCTTCAACTTTTAAATCAAAAGTTCCTAAAACTTTTATATAACTATTTGATACTTGATTTAAAACTAAATCAACACTGATATAATTGCCATTATTTCTAGATACTAATATTTTTTCACCTATAATAAATTTTGATAATTCAGTGTTAACTGTAAATTGTGGATAATTTTTAAAATTAATTACAGATCCAAAATTCTGAGTAGTTTTTGCTAATCCTGGATTTGAAACTAATTCGTTAATATTAAATTCTAATTTGAATGGATTAGGATTTATTCCACCAACTATTCTAGTAACTGGATAGAATGCAAATTTATTTTCTGGAGAATTAAAGGTATTTCCATATTCATTCTCTACATTTTCTACAAAAATTTTATCTCCTGCTTCAAATGGTGCAGTTGAAAAACCTAAAATGGGAGTGGCAAGAGTTACAGTTACTATACCTACAGTATCATTTGTTATAATCGTACCACCGATTGTAATATTTGTAATTGGTATTCCACTTGTATTGTTTTTAGCAAAAACATCACAGTTTCCAATACCAAAGGGAGTTCTAACAATATCTACAGAAGTTATTGCTTGTGTTGCTGGACTAATATTTGCTTTCAAAAATCCACTATCTACAATTTCTTTTGTTTCAACATCTTGAACTACTAATTCAGGTTCACTTAAATAATTTTCTCCACCATTGTTAACTAAAACTGAGGTAATTTTATTTGAATTTTTTGTAGATATAACAGGAGCTAAATTGGCTATTGGTCGTAAAGTTTTGTCCGATGGATATTCAAATCCAACATTTAGTATTTCTACATTTTCAATTTTATTAGTATTGGAGGATTCTGGTAAAATTTTGGCATTTATACCTTGAGTAGAAGCAACGCTAACAAATTTTGGCATTGATGCATATTCAATACCACCAAAAACTAACTTAGTATCATTTATAGATCCACTTGCAGTTTTTGATGTAGTGGAATATTTTAATTGACTGGAATTATTTGTATCATATGTTAAAATTTCAGGTTTTTCATTTAATCTAATATCAAAGAAAGTTTCTCCAACTCCAATTACTTTATAATCATCATTATATTTACTATCAATATATGATATTTCTAAAGGATTGCTAATATCAAAATCTGATGTGCTTATAAAACCTGATTTTTCTATATTATAAAATAAATTTGTTAAATTATCATCAGAATAGTTAATAGTTAAAGACGCTGTTGATGTAACACCAATTGTCCCTGATGTAGAAACTATATTTACACTTGTATTACCTGTAGAGACAAAATCATTTTTAAAATCTTTATCTTGATATATTTTAAAATCTAATCCGACTAAAGACGAATCTGAGAGATCAAATTTTAAACTATTGTTTCTTACAACTTCGATTGGAGGGTCAATTAAAGATAATTGATGTTGAGATCCACCAATTGAAACTATATTTACAACATTCGGTGGTATGATTTTAGAATCATATAATGTTTCTGATAATTTTATTCTATTGCTATCTAATTTGTAAATAAAATATTTTCCTGTATTGAGACCGCTAGCTACAGTATCATCTGCATCATAATAAACCTTATCCCCTGTTTTAAATTCATGAGAATTTATCGTTATTTCATTACTAGAAGTATTAATACCAGCAGAAGTAAATCCTACCTGATTTATAAGTAAACTATCAATTAAAGAATTATATTTTACTTTGACAGAATTAGATGTTCCAACACCCACAGTTCTATCCGAGTCTATATTCAAACTAATAATATCATTAAGAGATAGATTATGTGCAGTTGTTAGACTAACTCTTGAATTTATTCTTTCAGCATTTCCTGTTACTTTATTGAAATTGGATTCAAATCTATATTTAAAATAATCATCACCATTAGATCTAAAGAATAATCCGTTAGTTGATGTAGTTAAACCAACTTGAGTTACTATTCCAATGTAATTTGGAGACTTATTAATAGCAAATAGGGTTTGACTTGATCCTGTGAATGGAATTGCAAAAGCTTGATTGGATGAATTAGATCCGTCTCTTGATACTTGGATAGCACTATTACCATCAGTTTGTAAAGTAATTTGTTGTCCAGTTTTAAAAGGATGATTTGGTAAATATATGCTTTGAGCAGGAACCGATACTGTAGTTGTAGTGTCACCAACTGATACGCTTATTGATGATGATATACCAACTGTTGTTGCTATACCCACAGATTGTCTAGGATTGAAATATACAATATCATCAATCTTAGAACTAAAGAAATTAGATTTAAATGGTATTTCAAAGAAACTAGGAATTAAATTAACTATTGTTGATAAAGTGTGTGCTGTTCCACTTATTCCTCTCTCTACTCTTAAAATATTTCTATCATCAAATTTATTTAAAACTATTAATTTTTCAGTTCCAATTCCAATACTACTTCCTATTGAAATAATATTTGTTTTATATACAAAAATATCAGTTACAACTCCAGCAACTGAATTTGATGACATTTCCTTATATAAAATTGTACTCTCAGTTGGTATTCCAGATACACTATGTCTACCAATTAAAGGAGTTCCCGTTGTGGATTTAATATCCGATGTTAAACCAGATATTACTAAATTATTTCCAACTTCTAATTCATGAGTATCGGGTACAAATATTGATAAAGTATTTGTATCCTTTCTTATAAAAGTCAGATTTTCAAATGATTCATAATTAGTATCAATACTTGATATTTCTTTACCATCAATTTTACTGACAAAGGCACTTACTCCACTTCCCTCAGTATCGCTACTGTCAAATTCAATATTATCATTTACCTTATAATTTTCTCCAGATTTTAATATTGAAAGTTTATCTACCGATCCCTTTGAAACTGATGTAACTCTTATTGTTTGTGGTATTATTTCATTTGATTCAATTATGAAATCATTATCAGCTGAAGAATCACTTAACTTATATGGAAAAGTATTTCTAGTTAATTTTGAATTGTTAAAATCAAAAGATTGTGTTATATCTGAACCAGAATCTACAACACTTGGAGTTGATCTATATGTATTACCAACAAAAAATGGAAATTCTGGTTCTTGTGTTATTGGGTTTACACTTGCAAAATAAGCATAAACACCATTCGGATAATCTGGAGTTTTTCCATATCTACCGTTATGTCGATCTAAATCTGTTGATGGTGATGGAGAAAATACATAATCCTCAACAAAAAATCCTAATTTAAAATCTAGTTTTGTTCTATCTGGTATCTTTGAATCTATTACATATCCACTACTTAGTATCTTTATATTAGAAGAGTTATCAAAAGGATCACTATATCCACGAGGACCATATATTGGATTTCCATCATATGCCCATCCAATTATAGGAGAGTGTTGTCCAGAAATATCATTAAATTCAGTTTCTCCTATTTGAGTAGAATATCCAACAACAGAGTATTTTAACTGATTGTTAGTTGGCACTAATATTTCATCTTTATATTTTTGATTATATGGTGAAAATGTTTGAATACCAACTATATTTAATTTTTTAATAGAGGTGTTAAATACGGCATTTTTTCCTCTTTCAGTTACTCTAATAGATGTTGTATTAAAATCATATCCCACTCCTTTATTCAATATTATAACATCGATAATTTTCAAATATGTTTGTGATTCTTCATTTTTATCAATTACTGCCCTTAAAGATGCTCCAACACCATCTCCAATCACTGTTAAATCTGGAGTTGAATGATATTCATCACCACCATCTTGAATATTGACAGCAATAATTTTTCCATTTGATATTATAGGACTTAATGATGGATTAATATTTTTACCTGTCCTAGTTACTCCATTTTTAACAATAATATTTGGTTTATTTTCATAGTTTATAATATCTGTTGTTCCATACCCAGTTCCTTTTTGATATAGCAAAGCATCAGTAATTTCACCTTGTATCACAGGTGTTAGATTAATTTTATCAGAATCAGGCATGGAATATATCGCATCAATTGAAATACTAATATCAGGGTATTTAAATAATTGATATCCTGTTCCTTTTGTTTTAAACTCTACATATTTTTTAGAAATAAAATTAACATCATTTGTTCCATCAACACCAACATCACATACCCTAAAAATATTATCATCAATTTTAAGAACCTTATATTTTGTTGTTGTAGACAATCCAGATATAATTTGAGGTGTAGTTGTTCCTAATCCTACTGATGGTTGATAATCTATTATTTCTCCATTTGAAAATCCATGATTTTCAAAGGTAATTGTTGATTTTTGAGTTGATATACCAGTAGTTGAATTTGCAAATACTCTTCGATTAATATATGGTTTTCCTGATTTTATGATTCGTATATCTGATAAAGTGTTTTTTGCATCTTTTATTTTAAATTTATGAATACCATTCTTAGCAATGTTTGTAAAACCTATTGTATTAATACCACTAATATAGTCATTTCCATTTCTATAAAGTCTAATCGTAGACAATCCTACTACCTCTGGCCAGTATTGTTGACCATCTACTAAACTTTCTGTATTAGTAAGATCACTTCCTTTAAATGATCCTATTCCTAATGGAGTATTGTTATTTTTATCATAAACCAATACTTGTCCACTAACTAAATTATGTGGATTTAAAAAAGTTATAGTTTCTGAGAAAGTATCAATTCCACCACCAAAGAAAGTAGTAACACCACTAAATTCTAAAACTCTATTTCTTCTTCTAAGAACTGGTTGAAGAACTGCTTCTCCACTATTACCACCTGTTAATTTTATTGATAATACGTCTTCAATATCAAAACTTTGTTCGTCAACTTGAATTTCTCTTATATCACCAGTTACAACAGGACTTACAAGTGCCTCAGTTGATCCTAATGATACATTTTCAATCTGAATTAATGGTGGATTTACAACATCATAATCAGTACCAAAACCAATGACTGAAAAATTTTGTATCTCACCATGAAAGATTGAATCCTCTAATTTTCCATTCTCTATTTCAACACCATTTATTAACATTCCAACAGGACCACTGACTGTTTCGATGTCTTTTCCTAAATTTTGTTGAACATGTAATGGATATTTTTTTAATATTTTTTGAGTTGATATTTTTTTATCATATTGACTTGCTAATGTAAAAGTATGTCCTGTATTTTTATTAACAGGAACATCAAATTCAATAAAATCATCTGCTTCAATAAAAGCTGGTGCTCGATATAATCTAATTTTGTTATTATCATTTTGATCATTTACAACTTTTTCAACATAATAAAAACCACTTTCTAATCCAACTAAAGGATCACTCTCTATCTCAGGAGAGTAGAATACTCTATCACCTGTTACAAAAGGAACAGAAACATTACCAAATGAAATTATTGAATACTTTTTCGTTAATGGGTTTTTATTTTGAATAGTATCATTTTCAACAACTGAAGAAATAGAAATTTCAGAAATATTTCTTGAAATAATATGTGATGGTAATGATCCACTTGCCACATACATATTCTCATCAGATTCATTATAAACATTCTGCACATCTGATGTTAATATATTATTTCCAAACTCAATTGGTGCTCCAACACTCGTTGCTTTTTTAAGAATTCTTCGAATTGTATATCTTTTTGAACTACTAAATTCAATTTGATCTTCTAATGTTATTTTATTTTCACTTTCTACAATTTTTTGTATTTTTGAAGTACCAATATTTGTTCCTAAAGGAAATCTAGTATTTTCTTTTTCTAGGATTTCAACAGTGTCACCCTCTCTTAAACTAGATTTATCTATTTTTGATTTTAATATAAATGAACTAATATTTCCACTGACCGCATCACTAATATCATATGTTGATGATGTATTATAAATCCAAGAGTTAGCAAATATTTCTTTTTGATTTTTATCAGTGCTTGGATTTTTTATTATTTCACCAATACTTTTTACTGTTAATATTTCTCCTTCTAAAGATAATCTATTGTTTTCTGAGGGAATAAAAGTATTTAAAACTCCAGTTATTCTTAATTCAGTTTTATTTGATAAATTACCATTCTCATATCCAAATATATTATCATTTTCTATAATATCATCACCTAAATTAATTCCATTATCATGAATCCCAGAACAATTTAAAAATTGATTGACTGTTTTACTAGTATATGTAATGTTTGTAGAAAGACCAGAGATGATTGTGCCAGTTGTTCCAAATCCAACTGTAGAGTCAACTGTTATAACACTTGATCCACTACTAACACTTTCTATTACTTTTGTTTTACCTGTTACATCAAAAGTTCCTGTTATAAATTCTTCATCATCAAAACCTACAAATAAATCTAAAATAAAATAATTTGCAGAAGTAGATATTCCAGAAATGCCAGATAATATCTCAACTTCAGAAACAGCAGCGGTTGTAGATAAATCTGTTGATCTGAATATTGTTTGTCCTTTTAAATTTAGAGGATTTCCTGATATTTTTTCTGCTACTACTCTTTGCCTTCTTACATATTTTGCAGATGATGGTTTGATTAAATATTTCTCAAGATCAATTATTTTTGGATCAACTCCAAACAAAATATTAAATAAAATTCTAAAAGATTCTTCAGTTCCTTTAGATTCGTAAAATGTTCTTGCTTCTTTTATAAAATTATTTACATCTAAATCTGATACAAAATCTGAATTTTCTAATCCAGGTGTAAATGTATTTTTAATTTTTTTGTAAAATTCATTTAAAAATAAAGAACTTAAATTATCAACTTTAGTATTTTCAACATGAGATTCTGCAGATGAAGATGAAAAAACAATTTCTGATGGGTTATTAGCATCTCTGTAAGAAGTGATTCCACTAAATCCACGCTTACATCCAGTAAAACTATTTGTAGTAATTCCAGTATATGTTATAATTTCACTATTAATTCTTAAGAGACCATATTCATTCGGAAATCCTTTTGTAGATGCAACTGTTATGGTGTCATCTGCAGTTCCAATACCCACTGAAAGATTTGTATGACCTTTAATAACTTCTGGTGTTAAGTTATCTAATTTTAAATATTGATCTAAATTATCAACTAAATCAATTGAGCCACCAGTAAACTCTTGAGAAATATAATATTGCTTTAAAAAATCTGCAGTTTTAGGACTCTCTGACAATATGAACTCTGGGAGTTGGTTGTCAATTATTTGTTGAATTTTTACTCTTTTATCAATACCCGTGCTTATCATACTATCCTCTTACTAGTTTTCCATTGTTATAACTTGATGTGACTTTGTAACCAACACCTGATATTTGATCTCCTGATGAAATTGTATCCTTCACCATATTTATGACACTACTATCAATGTTAAATTTTAAATATAAATCCTGAAGACCTATGACATCATTGGATTCTGGGAAAGCTTGAACTTCAATTATATTATTTGGTAAATCAGTAGATGTAATGTTAATTGTAGTTAAATTTATTTCACCTTTAATGTAGTCTACCGTTCCTGCATTCTCAACAATAATTATTTTTTCATTATTAACAACATCTTTTTTTACAATTGAGATAACTCCTGTTTTTTTATCAGAATTTGGAGTGTCTGTTAGAAAAACAGTCGAAGATTCTCCAGAAATTTTGAATCCTGTACTCTTAATGTTTAATCCTTCAGTCTTGACATTAAATTGATTACCAAAACAAAGTTCATACTGGGCAAATTGATTAACCAACGCATTCAAATTTCTTCGAATTCGAATTCGAGTTATATTTGATGTTATTGAATCTTCAATATTATCAATTACACTTAAAATTTTACTATATTTAAATCTACCACCAAATTTATTGATTTCTGTAGATTTTGAATAGGTAGTAAGACCATTAACTACACTGGTTTTTAACTCTTCAACATTTGCTACTTTTGATGAATTATAGTATATGGATGATTCTAGTTCAATGTGAAGAATTTTAAGGTCAATTATTTTTTGACTAATTCCAGTCAGTGTATAATTTTTCAAATCTGATAAAATTTGAGTCTTATCAAAATCTGATACAAAATCACCATTTTGAGGTTTTATTGTAATGAATACGGTTCCAAATTGTGGTGGGTCAAGTTCCTCTCCTCCAACAACAGAAACACTTTCAGTATTTGGATAAATTTGTTGTATGATTGCTTCATAATCCCTTGCTGTAACTGCTCTGTACTGTGACGAGTAGAGTCTAGGAGCAAAGTATTTAATTGAGTCAGTTGATTCAATGTCTCCCCCATTAGAGGCACCTGAGATGACATTTATTAATGGTGTAGTTGATAATTCTACAACTGAATTAGGTTCAGTTTCTATAGTTCCTGCAAAAGTAAATGATCCAGGTCCATTTCCTTCTTTTCCATCTGTAACGATGTAACTTATATCTATTATTGATTCATTTTCAAGTTTCCGACCAAAGATACCATCTCCAAATAAAAGTTCGTATTTTTCATCCTGAACTTCCTGAATTAAAAATGTAGATGATGTAGAATCCACATTTAAAATATTATCAACCTTTGTGAATAATGTTCCTTTACCATTTTCACTTGAACCTCTTACTCTTACTACAATTGTCGACGTATCTATGAAAGGATTGTCCAAAATAAATCTCTGATCGAGTGATCCATCAACAGTAAATGATTTCTTTAAAAATGTTCCTTGAAAAACTTTAATTGAATTGAAAGATGCTGTATATCCAACAACTTTAGATGGAGTAGTAGATGGAGGACCTAAAGTTATTGTGGTTGTAATATCCTCTGGAATTGAAAATGTGAATGTTGTGCTACTATCTGTTGCAATACAAACTAGACCTGCCTTGAGAGTCACTGTAGAGGGTGCTGAGTTGACATCTACTTCTTGCGTATTTAAAATATCGAAGGATATAGTTGCTTGTGCTGCAGTTCGAGATCGAGGAACATAACCAATATTTCTTGCTAAAGAAACTACATTTTCTCTAACTGTTGCTGAGTCAAGAAAAGACTCATTAACAACCATGTTTGAGTTAAATGCAGTGATGTATGTATTATATGCTAGAGTATCAATTAAAACAGAAAAATTAGATCCTTCAAAGTCAAAATCAGTAAAGTCCGAATTTGTACGAAGATAATCCTTAATTGAAGTCTTTATCTGATCGAAATCTAGGTTTGTAAATTTAGTAAATGGCATATTATCTTGTGGCTTCTAATATGAACTGAAATGCTTGTGAGGGAAACTGTTGTCCAACAATATCAAAGAAGATATTTACTTCAAATTCATTATCATCTGGTCGAGGAATCACTTCAACATCCAAATTATCAACTCTTGGTTCAAAATTATCGATAGTTATGGCAATTTGCCTCTCAATTATTGATGCAGTACCAAAATCACAGAAGTCAAAGAGACTTGATCGAATGTCAGTACCAAGATTTGGGTTAAAAAACCTTTCTCTGGGAATAGTTTCCACTAAATTCCTTACAGATCTTTTAATTGCATTCGCATCTTTGATAATTAGGAGGTCTTTTGTAATCGGATGTGGTTTAAATGATAAATTAATGTCCTTAAATGACCTAGATATCCTAGTTTTCATTCAATTTAGTAAACAGTTTGCTAGATTTATTTATATCTGCAGTATTAACTCTTTATTTATAAAAAAAATCATAAAAAAATCGCCTCATTTGGCGATTTTAAATTTTTTAACCTAATTCTGGTTCATTTTTTCGTTCTTTTGCCGTTTTCCAGAAATAATTCTCTTCAGAACCGAGTCCATCACGGTCATGTCCGTTCTCAACTTGGTAATAAACAGTCGAAACCTTAAAATCGGGCACTTTTGGTGTCTCTGGAGTGATACTGTTGTCATAAATCCTCATTCTGTTGTTCGGATAGAGGCAAAATTGACCATTATCGAGTTCAAGAAGGTTATGAGACTTGTGTTCAGCAGGTTGTTCGCTTGTTGAGTAGTCAATTCCATCTATACTTTCATGATAATTGTCTAAAGTGCAGATATAAGTGCCTGTTTGGTTGCCATAATCCCTTGTCATCACTTCATAGTGCATTGATCCAATGAATTGTTTCTGTACTGCAACGACTCCATAGTCCATACAGTTCCAAAATTGAAGGTTATGAAGAGTCATATCAGGTTTTGGCAACTCTGGATCGGTTGTAAATGCGGAAATTGGCAATTTATCAAACATTGCAGCGTATTCTGGTAGGTAAGTCTCAAAATAAAAGGCACGACCAGGTATACTTTTGGCAGAAACCCATACACCTTTGACAAATTCACCGTGACCACTTTGATGGTCAGTTAAATATTCTTTTCTTACCCATACTTCATAGGAGGGTAGGTTTGCAATTAGAGTAGACATTATTTGTGATGATAGACTTCAACATAAGATTGACATTTTGGGCAAGTAAAATTGGAGTAAAAGTCATATTCGGACTCTTCTCCATCATTTACATCTTCCATATCATGATCGGCACCCCAGATTAACTCAGTACCACAGTGCCAACAGTTCATTTTCCTTGACCTCGGTACCTTTTACGAGCCGAGTTACGCGAAGTTGCCGAGTATTTCGAGTGTTTTCCGTTTCCTTGACGAGTTTTTTTCGGTCTTGTCTCTACAAACAGGTTGCCTGTAAGACTACTTTTCATTTTTGCCATAACATTTACTCTCCTATAATTTCTGTACGAATATCAGAAGGGTTTGGTTTACCTGTCTGATAGAATTCAATTGCCAAATCTTCCATAATATCAAAAAATTCAAATTGACTCAGGTCTGAAAACTTCTCAACACCCTCAATGTAGATACTATATCTTTCTGACATTTTAGATTGTTCTTGTTTTTTCATGACCAACACGAATACGAGGGTCACACCAGATCTCAAAACCTGCTTCTTTTGCGTCTAAACAGAATGAGACATCCTCTCCACACATATCCTGTACCTCTCCTGATTCAAATACTTGCATCTTTGGAGCAAACCATGGATACTTCATGCCTTCGTTTTCAAATACACCCTTTTTAATGAGGAGCCAACCGAAACCTGTATAGTCAACTGTGAATGGTTTTTTACGCTTGGATATGCTATCGATAGTTTCGTGATTCATTACACCACCGTTGCTACGAAAATCATCCTCATCTAACCAATGTGCTACAGATGTAGTTCTACCATCTTCGGTACAATACCATCCACCTGCGATATCTTTATCCATTAATACAAGTTGAAGGAATTTTTCTGAATTGAACACAATGTCAGAGTCTATCCACAATTGATAGTCATAGTTAAGTTTGCCATCCCATGGTAATTGATCAGGACCTCTTAATACATTTGCTCCAAGACATTTACATCTGGCAAAGTTAACCATTGATGAATAATCTTGTGATATCTGTATACTTGCTCCACATTGTACTAAATCAAAACACAACTGTACAAATGATTTGAGATAGGTATATGAAACTCCTCGTCCAGGTAGACAGAATACAACTGACTTGCCTTTGAGCATTTCTTTTGCTTTATCATAATCCCATTCTTCTTTCTTCTTCGTCTTAGGAGTCTTTGCTTTAACTGTAAATCCTTTTGCCATAATGTTTTGTAATTACATTCATATCATACAATATTATATAGAGAATGTCAATAAGAGGATTCCTCATGGGGTTCTATCGGGTTTTCCGAAACTTCAACATAAGTTAACTCATCTGTCCAGTAAGATTTATATATTCGATTCCACACAACATCAAACTCTTCTTGATTTAAATTTTTAAATAGACACCTTTCATTCAAATAAACGTGATACGATTTTGTTTGAACTTTAGTCATCTGCCTCCGTGATGTAAATTTCTCCTTTGTCTATGTTCCATTTTAACACAAGATCTTCGTACCAGTCAAACTCATTAATAATTTCCTCTGGGATTGTAATATGATACCTGTCTGTGACTGGATCGATCTCTACAGTCGAAAAAATATTTTCGAAATTTTTTTTCATTCAGTGAACCTTTGCACTTGATTTTATATAGCGAAAAAAAAATTTATAGTTCTTGATATTGAGAGGTCGAATTGGGTCGTTTATAGCTTAATGGTACCTTCGCTTTTTATATACGGGGGCATCAACCCCCATATAACTGCTGTGTCACGAACGAATGATATTAAAGTTATAATGACTGAACACCCAACG